GAATCTTTCCATATCGATAAGTATATTCATTACATAGGCACTTGAATAATTGATAATGCCACTTGTAATTCATATGTGATTCCATTGTCCATAAAGTAGAAGGATGTTTCATATGAACGGCTTTATATAAACTATTCTCTCTTTCATCTGGCAACTCCCAGTACCGTGACATTGTCTTACCAGACACTGAAGGTCTTTTAGATTCTTTACCATCGAGTATACGATGAGCAGTAGAAAGCATTTGTGCTGATTCAAGAATCATTTTGACTACGTGCTTGTCACAGTGCCATTTAGCGGCAACTTCTGGTACGGGAGATAAGGCAAAGATATTCATAATGTAATATTATATATTAAATCTCAATTATTTCAAGAATTTTTTTCTTAAATCATTCTTGTGATTTCTCTTTTCAATTGATTCAAGTCTCCCTTTGAGAGATGATACCTCCCGTTGAAGAGTATTAACCAATTCAATCAGTGCTTCCTTACTCATTTTATGAATGTTGGAAAAATAGACTTAATAAGACTCTCTGATACACGTGAGTATTCTTTCATAATCTTACCATCCTTGGCCAAGCAGACAATATTGGCATCTTCTTCGGTTAAGCTTTCAAGGATTTCAATGAAAATCTTTTCTTTCTTTATCATATTCACGCTGTTGCCTTTAACACACTTACCCAGCTGCTTAATCTTTTGCTCAGGTTTACCATATGGTTCTTCATCACAAGTATATGGTGGCTTACCATCTGGTAGATCAAGTTGAACATCTTCATGGAAGTTTAATTGAAGGATTGTACGAAGTGAAAACGAATCATTTTCCTTCAAGATTTCTTGGCGTTCAGCACGTGTAGGTGCCTCTTGGATTTCAGTGAATATTTCGTGTAGTGTCTTTGTTTTCATTATATTATTTATTTAATTTGGAAATCACCAGCTGCTTCAACCAACATGTTGCAGCGTTTAGTAATAAGATAATTAAGAATGTCTTTCTTTGGTTTCACACTCTCTGCTCCAGTCTCCTTATGAATGGCTTCTACAATCTCTTGTGGGATGTAATCGAGATCAATGACTTCTCGATTGCGGTGGAAGTTGCGCAGAGTTTCTGTTTCCATAACAGATTCTAAGTTGTCTTTACTTTGGTACCATTCTTGAATCTTCTTTACACGCATTGGCTTTTGACGAAGACCATCTGTGAATGTATTATCTGGACTTAGAATATTTGGAACTCCATCACTACTATCGCCCTTACAGATGTGTTCAAATCGATAATAGAGTGGATCATCAATTGTAATGAAATCACGTTTCATTGGACTGAACTGTTTAACATTAGAATAGCGGTGAAGTTGAAGGAAATCCTTATCTGCTGATACAATGACAACTGGCTCATTTTGACCAAACTCTTGAGTAGATTTTGATAGAACAGCAATGATATCATCAGCCTCTGCATTCTCAACATATACAACTGGATATGGAAAATGCTCTTTCAATTCATCACGAACCATGTTAATTAGACGAAAAAACTCTTTCCAATCAAGTGGAGATTCTTCACGATTCTTCTTACGACCAGATTTATATTGAGCATAAGCCTGTTTTCGCCACGATCCACCATCACACGCAATGACGGTCTTTCCATATTTCTCACGGAATTTAAGATTATAAGTGCGAATTCGATTAAGAATCATATGACGAATAAGACCTTCCTCAATATCTTGAGGTCGATCTTGTGAGAAGATTGCGGCAATGGCAATGGCTGAATAGTCGATGATAATCATTATGTAATTTTTGTGATATTTCTTTTATTTTGAATCAGTATTGATTATATCAGAATAACACCCTATGTCAAATCTTTTTATTCTTTAATCCACATATTCTTCAAATGATTTCGGTGGATTTTTCCACCAACAAAACCATTCAAATATTCATCTGGTTTCAATAGAACATCTCTCACGATTTGTTCACGCATTTCAGTATAACTCATTTCACCCTTACTCTTACATAGATGTAATATCTCTCGTTCAAAATGATCTAAACCATTCTCTTCAACAAGAGTTTTAACACTCTCACTTGAGCCACAATAGGTTTTCCAGTCAGATTCCTTGATTGATCTCCGTTTGCGTTTCTTACCTTTTAATGGTGGCTTAGTTACCTTTGAGAAAAAACCCTTTTTCCCTATATATTTCATACCACTCACGGTATCGGTGACAATATAAACAAAACCTATATTGTCACCGATCATATCGGTTGTAAACTCTTCACCTTCATAACTCCACATGGAGTTATTTATTCATACTCTTCCTCATCAATTAGATCAACCTCTCCATAATTTTCTGTACCACAGAATGGGCAGTAAATTGGAACTAGATCTGGATCAACATCTTGATCTCTATATTGAATAGAGTATTGTGAATCACAGTGGCGGCAATATTGTGTTTCCTTAATCATTATCCTTCGCAAGATGAGCAGTTAAGTAAGTTACGTGATAATTCTTGAGAAGGGTTTGTGCCACGATGATAGTACAACGTCTTTACACCCTGTTCCCAAGCAAAGATTAGAAGTTGATTTACCTCTTTAACAGGAGTCTTAGGATGAATCATTAGATTAATACTTTGTGCTTGATCAATATAATTCTGCCTAATTGAGGTTTGAATAACAACTTCTTTTTGTGAGATTTCGCCAAAGGTTTTAAACACATCTTTTTCTTCATCAGTCAAGAAGTCTAAGCCTTGAACAGATCCACCCGATGTAAGGATTGTTTTCCACACATTACGATTATTCTTACCATGATTATCAAGGATACGCTCGAGGTATGGATTCTTATATGTGAATTTACCCTTTGCTAAGTCTTTTACAAAGTAATTTGAATTTAGGGGCTCAACACTTGGCGATACTTGACCAAGGATAAATGAGCTTGATGTCGTGGGTGCAATTGCCATTGTAGTAACATTACGACGACCATACCCTTTAAGTAATTCTGGCTCACCATATTTCTCAGCTAGAAGTTCAGAAGCTTGATGAGATTCTTGCTTCATATAAGAAAAAATATCAGAAGTAAGTTGCTTAGCTTCAAAACTTTCAAATGGGATCATTTTTGACTGTAAATAAGAATGCCATCCAAGAACACCAATACCTAATGCACGTTGTCGTTGTGCAAAGTTACGAGGTGCTTCCATATAAGGTATATTCTCGGTCTTACGGATAAACTCGGACATAACAGCATCAAGAAAATATGTAAGAACTTCAACAGCATCTGTTCCTTTCCAATCATCATAATGAAGTAGATTCATTGAAGATAGGTTGCAAACGAATGATTCTTCTTTACTTGAATGTAGCGCAATTTCAGAACAAAGATTAGAAGCGTGGATCTTCATCTTCTTATCTTTATACACCTCTGGCGCATTTTTATTCATTGTATCAGAGAAGAACAAATAAGGATAACCAGATTCAAATCTCTTTTGAATTACTTTACCCCATATCTTGCGTTTATCTTTATCTCCATCAATCATGGACTTCATCCATTTATCAGAAACTGTCACACCGATTGATAGTTGCTGGATTGGATTGCCATCACCACGAATTTGAAGAAACTCAAGGATGTCTTTGTGTTCAATTGGCATATAAGCAGCGAATGAACCTCTACGAACATTTGATTGAGATACAACATTTGTTACTGATTCAAATAGCTCCATAAAGTGTACTGGACCATTTGATTTACCACCAGATGAAATTTCTTTACCTCTTGCACGAAGATCGCCGAAATAACCAGATGTACCACCACCCATTTTAGTCATCATTCCAACTTCAGCTTGCTTTGTTAGAATAGCCTCCATTGTATCATCAACATATGAACCAAAGCAAGAGATTGGTAAACCTCTTTTAAGACCATAGTTTGCCCATATAGGAGAAGATAGTGAATACCATCCTTGGGACATATATTCTTCGAATTTCTCAGCGAAACCCTTTATCTTGAGTTCTTTTTCTGCAGCCTTTGCAATCTCACTAATTCTTTCTTCAGCTGTCTGATCACCTGTTAGGTAACCTCGTTCTAAGAACTTTCGTGAGTCTTCATTTAACCAATAGTATTTTTCCATAATGTATATATCTCTTTAAAATAGGTCGTCTTCGTCGTATGATTTATCTTTCTTAGAATATTCTGTGGGTCTTTTTGAGAAAAAATCAGTCATCTGATTTCCTAAAACGTCCTCATCGAACCACTCGGTTTTATCTAATAATTCTTGATCTACATCAGAGAATACAGGTTCGATTCCGATTTGAGTTAAAGAATCATTCAATCGATTCTTAATAAAGTTTTGTAGAATAGGAGTTGAAAGATGTTCTGATTGATAACCATTAACCGACCACTCAATAATCTTTGATTCTGCCTTATATGCTTCCATACACTCATGTCGAATACGATCTACAAATTCATCATCGAACAGCTCTGGATGTTCTTCACGAATTGTATTAACGAGTTTCATTCCAACCATAGCATGAAGCAATTCCTCCTTTGAGGTGTATGCCACTTGCTGAGCAGTATCCTTTAATAGGTTACGAAAGCGATTAAAGTAATTGATTGTATAGAACTGACTAAACAAGGAAACATTCTCAACATATAGTGTAAAGAGAATCAAGGAGTAAACATATTGTTTCTTTGAATCCTTATAATACTTATGAAGATATTTACGAAGATATTTTACACGATTCTGAATGATATCGAGCTTAAGGTTCTCTTCGAAAATATCTTCCATACCAAGCACATTAAGGAGACGTTCATATGCATTATTATGAATTACTTCGACATTAGCCATAACATAGCCAAGATCTGTAATAGAAGGGTGTGGAAGGTTCTGACCGACATTAGCCCAAAAAGTTTTTACTGCTACTTCAATCTGACCAATAGCAGATAAAGATCGAGTGACCATATCTCTCTCTGTATCTGTTAAATTGACTTTGAAATCTTGAATATCAGACTGAAAATTGAACTCTTTATCAGTCCAAAATCCATTGTGCATGGCTGTAATGAACTCTTCGGTCCAAGGATAGTGATCAGGTTTGCGGGAAATTTGTTCTTCGAATATCATTATGTACTAATATATACATTTAGGTTAGGTTGTAAAGATAATAATACAATTAAAAACACCATATTTATGATGCTTATTGTATTAATCGTTTGATGCTCTTTGACGAATCGATCTTAAAGCTCCAGTGGTAGAATCTCTCAGAACCACTACAGCATCACGATTTTTACGGGCATAGTCATATATCTTCTTTTGGTCACTATCAGTTAAGTCAAGATATTTTGCCCATCTTTCGAACTTATTTCTTCCGCTTTGAAATCTTCTAAAAACATCTGTTGGAACATCGAAATCGCGGTACTTTCTCTTTTTAACCATCAATGGTTTATCGGTCATAGCCACGGCTCCTGTTGTCATCTGTTCTTTTCTCTGATTCATACTAGAATGTTATATCGTCCTGTGTAATATATATACTTTGCTTGGTTTTCACATGATATCCTTTAAAGACTTTGACACCAAAGACTTCTCCTATAGGTTCATGTTCTTCAACCATAACAACTGTATTACTTTTAGCTAAAAGTTCTCCATTTCTTAATGGTAGATCCTTTGTTAAAATGAATGTTCCTTTACGGATCTTATTTAAATCCTCGGTTAGAAACCAATCTGTCGATTCAACAATGCAGTTTCCTTCTATTTCCATATCAGTGATCTCACTTAATACCTTTGCGAGTCTCTTATCTGAAATATTACAATGCTCTTTAATCAAATATAATGCAGCGCCGTAGCGGGCGATTGTGCTTTTACCTAAAGGTATTTTCCCTAACAACCTTCTAATATTAAAGACTAGTTTATGGAATGTGTTGTATGCTGATTTCTCATCAGCAGTTTCAGGCTCTTTCAATTTCTTACCATCTTTATCAACAATACCTCGCTTGAATGCATCCGTCTTTTCCCATGGCATCGTGAGCAGTCTAAGAAATCTTAGTGCATAAATAAAATCTGATCCTCTTAATAATCCCATAGTATGATTTATAATGATTGTAATTTCTTGGCCACATATAAGTCAGTGACAATGTCTTTTTTGTGTTCTGGATTTAGATAATTTAAATATATCAAAAAGGTCTTTATTGTTGGCCAGTGATTTGTTGAAACACGATAGAATAGCATTCTAGTGGCTGCTGAGATATCAAATACATTATATATTGTTATTATGTGATTTAATAGAAGTCTTTCAGATATTATGCCCGTGGATTCATATTTCCTCAACAGACGATTAATATATTTAAATCTAGCTAAGTCTTCTTTAAAATCCTCAATATCTAAACATGCTGTATTTCTATAGTGTTTTGCAGCATATAATTCAAAATTCTCATTATTTAATTCATTAAATATCTTCATATTTTAAAGAACGTAAAATCTACCTCTTTCTACAACTTTTCCGCCATTTTCTTTAGCGTATTTTTTAGCTTGTCTTAGAGAACGAAAGGATTGAGGTTTATTACTTTCAGCTTGAACAACTTCTCTTAACTCTTCAGTTTCTTCTTCAATGATAGGCTCACTGATTACTTCTCGTAGCTCTTCGATCAACACCTTTTTTGATTTACGACGGTCTAATTCGATATCGTATTCTCTGCCAAGATCTTCTAGTTTTTTCTTTGATAATTTTGTTAAATCTTTCATATCTTTATTTATCTTCGTCATATATTTCAACTGTGTGAATATCTTTAAAATTATATGCAGCCTTTGGTGTTGGTTGTTCTACTTCATGAATCTTACTAGATTCCTTTTTAGTCTTCATACTCTTAAGTCTTTCAACTTCCTTTTTCTTGATCTTAGGTAAGATCTTCTTAGCAATCTTCTTGATTGCAGCTTTCTTCTT